ATTTATCTCTGCACCAGTAGATGTAATGGCTGTACCTGCATAGTTTAAGTTACCTGCTGCTATGTTTACTTCACCAGTTCCTTTTGGTGTAATGTCTATGTCGATGTTAGAATCATCTCCCATAGCTCCGACAACTACAGATCCACCTGATGCTGCGTTAGTTACTTCTAAAGCATTTACGGCAGAACTGGCAGTTTGTAATACTATACCTTCATTACCGTTTGCATCAGCAATAAAACCACCATCAACTATCTTAGGTGCAGTTAATGTTTTGTTTGTAAGTGTTTTAGTTGATGCAGAGAGATATGTATCAAATGTATCTAGGCTAGTTTGCCTCATCGTACCATCGTCATTGGTAAGTATACCATCACCAGATGCAACAGCAGTAGTACCTACAGTAGACCCACCATCCAGTAAATTAAATTCAGCAGCCGTAGCAGAAAGATCTGTACCAGCTATTTGTAAGCTAGTAGCATTTACTTTACCACCAGAGCTATATATAACACCTTTACTATTTACTATAGTTCCTGCACTTGCACCATCAAGTACATTTAGTTCTGCACCAGATGCAGTTAATCCAGTTACATTATTAGCTGTACCTGCAACGGTATCTACATATGCTTTAACAGACTGTTGTGTAGGAACTAATGTAGCACTATTAGAAGACATATTATCTTCATCTACAAATGCTGTTACTCCTATTGAACCATCATTTAACGAACCAAAGTTTACCGCACCTGTTGTTGTTATTGCAGAAGATCCAGTATCTATTGTACCAAATCCAGAAGTAATACTGCCACTATCTAATGCTCCAGTGGAAACCAGGTTAGGCATTGCAGTTATTTCATCATCAAAGTATGCAGCCAAATCTGTAACTGCTACCTGCTTCATTGTTCCAGCATCATTAACAACTACTCTATCTGCATCTGCTATTGTAGTACTAGTTGCACTAGTTCCTCCATCCATTATGTTTAATTCAGCAGGAGTAGCACTAATTGCGGTAGTAGTTACAGTATCTAATACAGGAATATATCCACCCTGATTAATTAGGTATTGTGTATGATCTGCTGTAGGATCAACAATTGATAGTGTAGTTTCATGTGCATCAGCAGTAGCACCTTCAAACACTACAGCATTTTGAGCATTCATCGTAACAGTATCTACAACTGTTTGTGTTCCGCTAACTGTTAAGTTACCTGAAACGGTTAAGTTATCGCCTATAGTTACTTCAGATGTACCATGTCCTATTGTTACAGCAGTACCAGATATACCAGTACCGATAGATACAGACTCACTACTATTAGCTGTATCAACAATAAGATAAGCATCTGATCCTTGTTTGATTGTAAATGCAGTAGCTGAGTTATCTGTTACTGCTACATTAATATCTGTATCATCAGCAGATATAGAATCAAGAGCAATATCACCTACGTTAGTTATATTACCATCACCTACGCTAAGTGCAGTAGCAGTAACGGAAGAATTAAATGTAGCTGCACCTGCACCTGACATATCTAATGTTAATGCAGTAATACCTGATCCACCATCATTACCTTGGAAGATCATGTCCTTATCGCTTACAAGTGATTTGATTGTTAGATTATCACTATCCATACTAACATGACCTACGTTAGTACTACCATCTTTAAATATAACCTCATCACCACCTGCATCAAGTATAATGTCTGCTGCACCATCTAGTGTCATATCACCAGAAGATAATGCTATAGTTGTACCATCAATGTTAAAGTTATCTATATCAATACCAGCATCAGCAGTAATCTTACCAGTAGAAGTAAGTGTTCCACCTACAGCGGTATTACCACTAATATCTGCTGTACCATTTATATCTATTGCAGTAGCTGTAAGGTCAATCTCATCTGTAGCTCCAAGAGAAAGAACAGTAGCACTAGAGCCGTGAATGAATTGTGAAGCATCATTAAACTGTATCTTATTAGTAGAATTAAGTAGTACTCCAGTATCAGCAACATGGGTAAGAGTAACATCTTGGTCATCTCCCAAATTAATTACAGCACCATCTGCAAGAAATAAATCACTAAATTCTAATGATGATGTACCTAGTGCAGCACCATCAGAAGCATCGGGTAAAAATGCAGTAGAAGCAGTTATGTTTGTTCCAGTAAGCGCACCAGTAACACCTAATGTACCAGCTACAGTAGCATTTACATCTACGTCAAGAGTGTCTATATGTGCAGTACCATCTATAAACATATCTTTAAATTCTAATGATGCTGTACCTAAGTCTATATCATTGTCTGTTATAGGAACAATAGCCCCATCTTGTATTCGTAATTGTTGTGTGGCAGAAGAACTTACTTCAGTATAAAATTCAATATGATTATTAGAAGTGTCTACTAACACCATATTACGTTGATCAGCATCTGCTACTCTATCTATTGGTGGACCTTCTGCTGCCGTACCATCATGTGAGTGACCTGTAGATTCGTTAAAGGCTGCTAAAACTTGGTTAAGTTCTGCATTAAGTGGTGCTGCTGATATAACCTCACCGCTAACTATTTGTGCTGAAGATTGTCTGGTATATCCTGCCATTATCTGTATCCTGCATCCTGATATGTTACTGAGAAACCTGCTATACTATAGGGAGACTGAGTTCCTGTTGATGTTATAGCTAATGAGATCGCCCTACCCGACCCTTGTATATTGGACTCTAGTACAGGACTAGTAGATCCATCGTATGTAAATGTAGCATCATAGGTACTACCTGTTGTTGTATACCTTGATAATGATCCTGCTGTTGTTAAAGAATATGTCGTAGGATCAGGTACATTTGGATCATCCCAATCATATGCTATACCTAAGTTTATTGTAGAAGATCCTTCTGGTCTGGTAAATAATGTTATATGTTGAAATATTTTTCGTTTTTCTGTTGAGTCAAAGTATAAAAAAGGTGTTGCATAAACAGCTACAACATCAGAAGTGTCAAATGTACTACCAGATTCTTGTCTATATATCTCTCCATTTAAATCACCATGAAGAACAACCTCAACATCGTTTATCAAACCACTAGTAGCTACGAATGCTCTTATACCTAGTAACTCACCAAACTCCCAACCTACTCTTCTATCTGCAAATCTAAGTCCACCTATTATACCTGCTGTATCTGCTGCTGCTGTACTAGTAGAAGGAAAGAAGTATCTAAACTGCGATTTATTTCTAATAACAACAGATGTCATATTACTTAGATTATGTGTATTAGGTAAATCCTGTAATAGTTGCTGTACAGGTTTAGAAACAGTTTCAAGCTCAACGTCACCAATTCTAGCAGTACCCTGAATAGGACGTATACCATCTGATGCTAGAAATAATACGTCACCACCTAACTCAATAATACTGTCAGTAGCAATACATCCGATATTGTCTGTTACTTCTGAAATAATGTAATCTGCTTTTACTGATCCTGTTAATTTTTTTATTTTAGTTTTACCAAATATATATAGTGCATCTCTAAACTTTGCTAGTCCAGTAATATTAAATCCAACATTAATGTTACCTGATCCACCGCTATTAGTAAATGCATCATCATCGTTAGGCTCACTAAATAGTAGTATATTTGGACCTAATCCTGTCGTAGGAAATCCAGCATAGAACTGATGATTTTTAAAATCAGTAGTAAAAGAAGCACCTGTAGGATTGTAATCTCCTCCTGTTGGATGAACGGAAAATGTTGATCCACTTAACTTACTGGGACTGTTAGCACCATCACATATAATAACTGCCTCAGTACCAGTAAAGGAGTTCATATTATGTCTTAATTTATCTACACTGACAGATGATATGTTTGATACTACCGTTGTCCATCCTGTAGATGTATACTTCCATACACTGTAAAACTTACTATAGTTTGCTGTTACTGAAGACCCACCTCCACCACTAACCGTAGAAGTAGCTGCTGATGTAAAGGTAACGGTATAACTATTTGCATCAGGAACTGTAACAACTTGCATCTCTACAGAGTTAGGAGTAAGACCACCTATTGCATCACTTCCAGAAAAAGTTACATAGTTTCCTACAACTAATCCATGTGAAGTATGTGCAACTGTTATAGTAGCACTTGTATTTGATACACTGAAAGGATTAGATCCTAGTGTCTGAGTTCCGTTGTTTGCTGTAAATGTTACTGAGCTACCTCCACCAGTAGCACCAGAACTAGCATTAGATGTAAATGCAACTGTATAACTATTAACATCAACTACAGAAGCAATAACCATTTCTACTGAGTTTGGTGTTATACCTCCAACAGCAGATGATCCTGCATATGTTACTCTATCTCCTACGGATAAACCGTGACTACTGTGTGTTACTGTTATTGTAGGACTACCATTAGTAACAACAAAAGGATTAGTGCCTAGTGATCCTGTATTATCTTTTAAATTTCTTCTGACTGCATATGGTACACCTTCTAGTATCCATAAACCTGTTACGTTACCTGAACCAGAAACAGTACCATAGGTTGAGTCATAATCTGCATATCCGCTAATTCTTCTATAACCACCGAATTGAGATATTTCCATATTTAACATACGAACTGCTGCTCCTGGATTAGATCCAGCAAGAGCTAAAGCATCCTCGTTTGTAAATAAACCACCACGAGATAATACCGTTACGTCTTTTAACGCATCAGCCATTATAGATTACCATGTGGAACTGCTAGAAGTCTCCCTACTCTCGTATCTCTTACATCAGTAAATCTGTTAATTAATAATGTACGCATACGATCTATACCCTCTTCAAACTTCTGTTTGGTTATAGCTGCCTGTTGTGAGTTATCTCTAAACATATAAGTGTGATACAATGCACCATCTATAACAACGTGTTTAAATTGATCAGGAACAGACATAGTATCTGTAGCACTAGATAAATCAGAAGAGTAGGCAAAGTAGTTATAATTTACTGTATATGCAACATCAGGTATAGGTGTAAAAGCAGCCTTATTAGATAATGTTCTATATATATATGCAGGGGTTGTATATTCTGCTGAAGTTGCGTTACCATCTCTTTCATAAAATCTACTTAGAAAGGTGTCATAGTTTATTAGTTTTAATAATCGAGCATCAGCATTAATATCGTCATCTTTAGCAATACGGAAACTATCCCAGTCTGCTATTTTAAAATCAGTAGCAAGACTATACTCTGCTGTACCTGCAACTAATGTTAGAGAAGCAGATGTAAAATTAAAAGGAAACTCAAATTCTTTTTGGGATATTTCTTGTAAGGAAGCATTTACTGCATCTTTAACTTGAGCGCGAAAACCAGAAGCATTAGGGAAATCAGTTGCACTTAACTCAACTTCATTCAAACGTCTTAATGTATCATTAACTAATGTTAAAAATGTTGTAGCCATATCTCGCCCAAATTAAAGAAGGGGGTAGCTCTAATTAAAGAAACTACCCCACAATACTTTATGCTAACGCATCTCTCGTAGCGGAAGTTGCCTCTGCTCCAGATTCATTGCAATCAATGAGTGTAGCATATACACGCAACCTACCTGTAGCAGGAGCTGCTCCAGCAATCAAACAATCAATTGTATCTGTACTAGCCATAAATTGAGTGTAAGTTGAAGCACCAGAACCAACAACTGTGTTAGTCTGACCGTTAGTTCCTGCTGCACAAAAACCAGTAGATGTAATATCAGCACCATCAATGATATCATCACCAGCTGCAAAGTCCATGTCTAGAGTGCAACTTGAAGTGAATGCTTTCATTACTTCTGCACCAGCGTTGATAACTAACACACCTGCTGGAATTTCAAGAAGTTGAAAGATATCACCGTTTGCACCAGAATATCCTTTTGCAACCAAGTCATCAATATCAAGATATGCCTCGACATTATACATACTATGGTTCATGCTTACGCCTGGAAGAAGCGCAACACTATTTGCTCCTACACCTGTAGTAGAGGAGCTTGTCATATCATAAGTAGCCATGATCTATTCTCCTTAACCTGCTATGTTGTAGTGAGCGCGAACAAGTGCTTCAGGGCGAAGAACTTTGCGACCATACAGATGCATACCACGAACGATGTCAGCAAAGCTGTCATTGTCACGATAAGATTCAACCTTTTCAATCTGCGAAGCAGTTGCAACAGCAGAGTCATGACCAGCAACAAGTGCGCCATAATGTGCGCTTGAACCATTAGTATCAATGGTAGCTGGACCTGTTCCTACTGAAGGAAGGTTGTTTGACATATAAACTCTGAAACCACGAACCATGCCAGAAATGATACGACCATTACGAAGAATGTCTTTATCACTTGAAGCAAAATCATTGTTCAATAGTTTGGAGTTTTCGTCATTAAGCTGTTCAGCGAATACTGGATCGACAACAACCCAACGTCCATCACGGTCAACATTTTGCTGATCGAGTAAACGAGCCATACGGTTTAGCACTTCCAAAGGAGTTGCTTCACCAGTAGATCCGTCTGGATGCGTTGCAATTGAGTCGGTAGCAGCACCACCAGAAACAAAGCTGTCACGAGCAATTAACATAGAAGCTAACAAACCATTGGCTGCTGCTCCTGCAATAGGATCAGTACCTGATTTATCAGCAGCTACTCTTGCGGTTCCAGCAACAGAGCTAATTGTAGCTTGTTTGAAACCTGTCAAGTAACCTAGTACTTCCATGTCGAACTGATCTTTCAAGCGATATCCTGCTCGATCAGTTGCCATTGACTCAAAGTTCACATGAGAGTGAGCTTCTTCAATGTCATCAATTTTAAAAGCAAAGTAGTTAGCTTTGTCGATAACAAGTGAGAAATCATCGTCTTCAAGATCTTGTGGAGTTACTTGAGTTCCACGAGCATACTCTTTGACTGTGATTTCTGGTTCTTTGATGATACGCACTGTATCACCGAAATTTGCGATTTCACCAAAGTAATCACTATTGGTAATGTCCTCGCATATACTGTTCTTACGGAATGCCGACTGAACCTTCTTACTGTAAATTACAGGTGAGAAGTTGCCATTCGACAGGTTTCCATAACCAGCAGCTGTCTTAAAAGCCATTAATTATCTCCTATGTTGGCTATAAATAAGTTCAGGGGCATTTATTCTTGGGTATCCATAAGGGGCCAATGCAAAATGGTGTACCTTTTACTTATGGGTAGTGAGAGTTTATTTAGTTGTCCTAATAAAAGGGGTAAATAAACTCTATTAAGTGATGACGTATTATATCATATTGAAAAATACTTGTCAAGTAAAAAATTACCTAGCAGCACCACTTTCGTCATAATCAAAGTTTCCTGAAGATATAGCTTCCTGTATTTCATCTGAGAACTTCTCCCATTGTTGTCCAGAAAGTTTTCTTACTTTAGATTCAGACCACTTTGTTTTACTATTACCAGTAGGTTCTGATGTTTTCCTACGAGTATTAACTGTTCTAGCTGCTTCTTTAGGGTTAGATTCACCTCTATCGTTAGCAGTTTCTAATTTATATAATGTGATCGCTTTAGCAGCAGCTTCAGGATCATCATCGTTTTCATAGAGAGCCTGTTGTATCATTTTGGGTTGTTTCTCAGCCCACTCATGAAATTCTGTACTAGATCTAAGTTCATCATAATCTGGATGTATCTTGCTTAGTTTAGTTTCAGCAGCTTCTCTATTTACTTTTTGTTCTTTTTGAGCTATGTAAGATAACTTTTCTTCTATATCCTTAGTGCTTTCTCTAGCTTTCTTAGTAGCAATAGTTTCTACTACTTTAGCTACATCAGGATATTTATTAGCCCAATCTTCTATTTCTTCATCAGTTTTAGGGAGCCTTACCTGAGTCTTAGTAAGTTGAGATAGCTGATCTCTAACAGCCATAACTTCTTTTCTATGTTCATCTTCTTTCTTTTGTAGATGTCTTCTAAGATCTCCATAACGCTTTTTAAACGTCTTTTCTTCTGGATGTTCAGGTTCTGCTTCTACCTCTTCCTCTGATCCTGCTCGTTGTTTTTCTAATTCTTCTATTTCTCTTTCATCGTCTTCTATTGTATTTTTACGATATTTCATCGTAGTTACTCGTGTTGGTTCTACAGTCATGTCTGACATTTTTTACTCTCCTCATTGGGGCTATTAGTGGCTCTACCTTATTGTAGAGGGTAACAGGTAGCCATACAAAAATAGTATTGTTTATCCTGATGCGTAATCGTCTGTAAGTCTTTCTATTTGTGCTTCTGTTAAATTAACTTTCATTTGTTTATCTATAGGTTGACCTGATCTATCTCCTTTAATATATACAGCGTTTTGAGGATCAGTTGACTCACCACGTTCATTTGTAAAATTACTAATTGCAGAAGCTAATTCAGATCCTTGTTCTATATCATAAGAACCATCATCATATTGTTTAAGACTTCCTCTAAACTTATCCCTCATCTGTTCTTGATTACCTAAATCTAATCCACCTATAATGTCTAAAAAGTTTTGTCCTTGTTTTCCGCTATAAAAACCTTGTTGTGGTGCAGGTTCTGGAGGAGACATCATACCTCCTTCAGGCATATCAGGCATAGGATCAGCTTCACCTTGACCTCCTCCACCTTCTACAGGCATTGTAGTAAATATATCTTCTTCATCTGGTTTACTAAAGAAAGACTCAAAACCTTCTGTTCCTCTTCTATCTCCTTCTTCTTGACCAAACATTTGATAATGTTGTTTGGCTACATCGTCATAAGTAAGACCTTCTTCATTAGCTACTCTTTCTTGTGCGTTTTTAAATACATCTTTATTCTTAGTAAGGTAATCTAATGATTCATCACTAATATTAGGTTGTGTTTCTAATATTTTAGCTGCATCATAATATCCTTCTGGTCCTGCAATTACACTTGGATTACCTTCTTCATTTACAAGATCAGGAAGTCTTTCTTGAGCTAAGTATAATCCATCACCCATTCTATCTTCATTTTTACCAAACTCTTTAAAATGTTTTAAAGCATCAGCATTTACTTTTGCACCGTCAACATTTTCTCCTGCATCTCCTAATATACTTTGTGCTACATCAAAGTTAT